AAGCGTCTGAACCAACACCGTTTTGGGAACGTGACGAACGTGGGGAACGTGTTTGCTCTTCTTTATTATTGTGTACGCGCGCGCGTGCGCGTAGGTCGGAAGAACGTTCCCCAGGTTCCCCACGTTCCCCGATGCCTTCGCCATCAATGGGATAGGCCGGGGAACGTTGAGGGGAACGTTGCTCCGAAGCAGCCTGACGTTCCCCGTTTTCGGTGTCGGATGAGTCCGAAAAGCGTTCCCCACGTTCCCCATGTCCCCCTTCGAGGGTGAGCTGCCAGCGGCGCGCCTGGTGGGATATCCCGATCGCCTGGATGCGCGCCTTCAATCCGGCGATGTCGAACACCCGATCGCGCATCCGCGCGAGCGCCTTGCCCAGGCGCGTGCGCTGGGACCGGTCACCGCCGGTGCCGAGTGGCAGCGGCGGCTCGCAGTTGATGGCGAGCTCGTAGAGCCCGCTGGTGCCAACCTCGGCCGTGCCGAAGCGATCCCACCATTGCCCGACGAATACGCGCCAGACCGCGCCCTCGCCGTCGGAGGCTTCGAGCATCTCGTCGATGTTGCCGAGGAAGCCTGGCACGCCGATCGCCTCGAGAAGACCGCCCATGAGGGCGGACCAGGCCTCGAAGCTGCCGATGTGCTTGCTCCCGCGTGGCATGCCGGCCGCAATCCAGCCGCGGCAGAGCGACAGGCAGGCGGCCACGAGGTCGGCGCGGTTGGCGTGAACCCAGCCAATGAGATCGGGATGGCGGAAACCATTGCGGCGCCAGGGCTGGTCGACGCGGGCGTCGAGCCGGATGCGCACAAGACGGCGCGCCATCTCGCCCGAGAATTCGGCGTTGTTGCCGGTGGCGATCCAGATGCAGCGAATCGGCAGCCGTGTGGTCTCCGAGACGCCCAGCACGCGGTCTTCCCAAAACGGCGCGGTGAGCGCGGCCGCGAGCGCCGAAGAGTCAAGCGGACGGCGCAGATTGTCGATCAGCACGACGGACGGGATCTGGCGCAGTTTGGCGGTCAGGCGCTTGCGCCACTCCTCGTCGTCGCTGCCCTCGACCATGACGCTCGCGCGGCAGCCTGTCGCGATCAGGGAAATTGCATCCACCATTAAGGTCGCGCCGGTGCCTTGGGTTGGCTTCTCGACCAAGTGCAGCGGCGTCGGCCCGTCGATCATCGCGCGCACGAAGCCCACGAGCAGCAACGCGAGCGCATGCGCGCGCTCGGCCTCGCCGGTGAACGGAAACTCTCCCAGGAGATCGTCGAGCAACAATGACCGCGCGGCAGTGATGTCCGTCAGCGTCGGCCGCTTGGCGACGGGTGGCAGGACGAAGTCCTTGGGCGGGTCGTAAAGCAGGCGCGCCGCCGGATGGTAGCCCGGTTCGGTAATGAGCTCGCCGTCGCGGCCGAACACCGGCGTGGTGACGATGCCGGCGAGCACCGGCAGTGCCGGATCGGGCGTGGCGAGGATCGATTTGATCACCGCCATGGGTGGATGGGCCGGAACGAGCTCGCCATTGCGATTAATCTTTCGCCAATCGACGAGCTGGGCGAGGACCGGACGCAAGCGATCCTCGGTGAGCGGTTTTGCCATGGGCAGACCGTCGTCGTCGCGCACCACCCAGGTCGGGCATCCGGCGGCACGAAATAGCCAAGGTGGATTGTTGGCGGCGAGCAGGATTCGCCATGCCTGCGAGACTGCGCCGGCGAGATCGCCGTTGTCGGCGCGCAATTGCGGTCGCGCATGGTCGGGCAAGGCCAGACCGATTGGCCTGTGCGTACCGCCATCGACAACGAGGGCCATGCTTTCTGTGGTACCCTGGCCGTTCCACTCGACCGCCGACTCAACAATTCGGCGCACGGCATCGGCGCCCTCGCGCACCAACAGGTCGTTGAAGTCGTCGCCCTCCTTGGGCGGCATGGCGATGAAGACGCGCCGGCCCTCGGCGTGCAGTCGGGCGGCGGCGGCCGCTGCGGCGCGCGTACCGGCGTTGGAGGGATCGTGGTCGGCAAGAAGCACGACCTTCCGCGCTTCGGTCGGCAGAACGACCTGCTCCAGGTTGGACGTCGACAGCGTGGCCCAGACCGGCAGGCGCGCGCAGGCCGCTATCACCGAGAGTGCGGTCTCGATGCCCTCGACGAGTCCAACGACGTGGTCGTCGGTGAGATTGGCAAGACGCACGGCGCCGCCGGCGATCGAGGCCAGCATTTTGCGCGGGTTGTCGACCGGCGCCTTGGCGCTCCCGTCGTCAGAGAGATAGGTGCGGTGGAGCGCGATGCGATTGCCGCTGCCGTCCCGCACCACCGCGACCAGGCCCGGGAAGCCACGCCGGCTCTCCCAATGCGTCATGTCGGGATGGAACAGAAGGTCCGTGCAATCGGTAGTCGGCAGCCCGCGGGAAGCGAGATAGCGCTCACCCAACGTGCCTGCGAGCGGCACGGCCTTCGAGACGATATGGTCGATCTCGCGGGCCTGGTCGGCCTGTTTGGAGGAGGGCTTGGTGGTGGCGCTCCGTTTCAGCTGCGGGCCGGTCCTGGTCAGCTCGGCCGCATAGCTGATCAGCTCGCGACCGGTGCGGTTGATGGCGTGCTCCAGCGTGCTGATGGGTCCGCCGCCTTCGCCACCGTCAAAATCGATCCAGTCGCCGGCGTGCTCACCGGTCAGCGCAATCACGCAGGAGCCGTTCTTGCGCGGCGCATCACCCCGGATATTGGCAAGCCGCCATTCATCCCCCACCCGCCGGCCGTTCGGAAAATGCCGCGGCACCCAGTGCTCGGCGGTCTCGCGCAGCCGCGCGACGATTTCATCGAGATCAAACCGTTCGGCAGGTCGTGGAGGTTCGGCGTCGCTGAGGTCCAGCATCGGCACCTCAATCGAGCAGCACGAGGCCGCGCTCGGCGCGGGTGATGGCGGTGTAGAGCCAGCGGGCGCGATCCTCAGCGGTGCGGCCAAGGCCGTCGTCGTAGACGATGATGTTCTCCCACTGCGAGCCCTGCGCCTTGTGGCAGGTGATGGCCCAGCCCCAGACTGCTTCGATGATGGTCTTTTTCTTCCAGTGGTCGCGGCGTTCGCGCTCCGGATCGGGCGTGACGTGGTCGTCGAAGTAGCCCTTGTAGATGCGGAAGCGTTCGCGCGCGCCGTTCGTACCGCCGATCTTCTGCCCATCCTCAGTGGTAACGACGGCGGTGAACGAAATCTCATCCTCGTCCTTCACTTCGGTGAGGTCGAGGAACATGCCGTTGACGAGGCCGAGGTCGTTGCGGTTCTTGAGGCAGATGATCTTCTCGCCCTGGCCGGTGGGATAGACGCCCTCGAAGCCGGACGCCCGCTTCATGGCGAGGTTGAGCTGCAGGCGCGTGGCGTTGCGGCCGCAGATGACCTGGCCGCCACGCAGCATCTGCTCGGGCGCCACATCGAGCCTGCGCATCTTCCAGACGAATTCATCGTGCTTGCCGTAGGGGATGGACCTGCTTTCGCGCGCAAGCGTGGCCAAGCGGATGATGGCACTCTCGCCAGCCTGGCGGTGGATTTCGGTCAGCATCACGTCGGGCTGACATTGAGTGAATGCGCCTTCGCCCCTGACCGGCGGCAGCTGGCCGGGATCGCCCAGCACCAGGATCGGCTTGCCGAAGGCGAGAAGATCGCGCGCCATGTCGTCGCCCACCATCGACACCTCGTCGAGTACGAGCAGCTTGGCTTCGCGCAGCATCGACTGCTCGTTCAGCACAAAGCGCGGCTTGTGGATGTCGGATAGCCGCAGTTCGAGCGAGCGAAGCTGCGACTCTGCGAACAGGCGCTCGGCAGCAGCCATCGTTGCAATCTTCGCCTTGAGATCGGCAATCTCCTCCTTGACCTTCTCGATCTCGGCCGGCGTCGCCTCGGAGACGCGGTAGATCAGGGAATGAATGGTCGAGGCCGGCGTGCCCTTGCGGGTCATCACCAGCGCGGCCTTGCCGGTGAAGGCCGCGTAGAGCACGCCGTCGCTCGCGCCGGTTTCGAGACCAAGCTCGGCAATGGCGTGCCGGGTGATAGTGGTCTTGCCGGTGCCGGCGTAGCCAAACACCCGGAACACCTGCTGCGCAGCGGTGCGGTTCGTGAACCAATCCTTGATCGTGTTGATCGCCTTGGCCTGCATGTCCGACGGCGTGAACGTCATGGTCATTGCTCCCAGCAGCGTCGTGCGAAAGGGCACAGTCGGCAGAGGTAAAAGTCGGACGCGGCTGCGATGCGGGGCGGCGGCTCGCCGGCTTCGACGGCACGTAGGATGTCGACGGCCTTGTCGGAGAGCGCCTGCGCTTCCGCGGGCTCGAAGGCGACCACTTCGTGGTGGAGCGCCTGGCTGTCCTTATTCAGCGCGCTGAACAGCGTGGCGCCGATCTCCATGTAGGCCATGTAGATCTGGACCTGTGCGAAATAGAGCGGCTTTGCGACGCGCAGACCGCGCTTGACTATGTCATTCCAGGACTTGGCGTTGAGGGCCTTGTGCTCCCACAGTGCCGGCCAGGGCACGCCGATGTCGGGGCCGGCAACGATCACGCCGTCGATATGGCCGCGCAGCTTCCCGCCGGCCGCCGTAAACCCGAACTGGCTGCCGTCGCGGCGCTGCGTTCGCAGATCGAATCCTGCGGCACACAGCCATTCGATCGACAACGCCTCGAACCGGTGGCCGGCTTCAAACACCCGCAGCATGGCGCCGTCGAGGTCGCGACCATCATCCGGTGGCGTGTGCGTGATTTCGTAGGCGAGCCGGCGACAGCAAGGCTCGCCCAGCCTAGATGCACCGAGGTAATCGCGCTCGGGCTGCTCACGCCGTGCCGCCAATAGCGCGGCATCGATCAGCGTGTTGACGCGCTGGGCGACGGATACCTCGCGCGCGCCGATGCCGTACACATATCCGGACCCGTGGTTGAGATCGACGACATCCATGGCCGGCCTCAAAATGGAATGTCGTCGTTAAGCGTTTCGCGGTGCATGGCGGCCTGGAAACCGTCGACACAGGCTTCGATGATGCGATCGATCTCGTCGGCCGATCGGTCATGGAACGGCGCCATCAATCCGAGCTCGGTCAGCACCTCCGCAAGATTGCGCCGTGCCGCCTTGATCGCCTGCGTTTCCAGCTCGGTCTTGTCGATCATGCCGTGGTTCCTCTTGGCGATGGCGGCGCCGGCGTTAAGGCAGAGCAGCGAGCAGAACGCGAAGGTCGGATATCGATCGGGGCGTAGTTGGTGCGTGTAGTAGAAGCCGCGCGCCTCTCGACTGCAGAGCGCACAGGCTCTCAGCCCATGAGCAGCGTCGAGAGCTTCTGCGACTCGGGCTCGTCTGGTTCCTCCGCGATCCGCTGCGACGCCAGCACGATGAAGCGGCTGATGGCGTTCTGCGCCATGGCTTCGAGCTCGGGCATGGTCAAAGAGCGGATTGGCTGATGCAGCCGTCCTCTTCCTTCGAGCCATTCGCCGATCGCCTTGGCCGCTTCATGCGCAACGTGCGCCTGCCATTCGTCGTCCGTCATGGTTCAGCCGTTGAGCCATGCCGGACCCGGCTGCTTTGCTGCCGGCGCGCCGGCTGACGGTTGCGACCAGGCGGGCGCGCTGGGCGCCTGCGGCGACCGCTGCGCAGCAGGAGACTGGCCGCCAGGGGCTGCGCCCTGCGTCCAGGCAGGTTGCGCGGCTACGGCCTTGCTGCCGGCGCCGCGCGAGCGGCTCGGGCTCGCCGGCACCTCCTTGCCGTCCATGACGAGCTTCCATTCTTTCTCGTTCGGCAGCACCACCCGGTCGAGGCGGTTCTGATCGCTGTAGCGGGCGTCCTCGCTCGCCTCGACCTTGATCTTGGCGACGAAGGTGATGCCGTTGAGGTCGGCAAGACCGCGCAGGATGCGCTTCTGCTTGGCCGCCTCGCTCATGTCCTGCGGGTCGAGCCCGAGCGCGCTGTCGATCATGGCGCGGAAGGTGCTCTTGGAGATTTTCCAGGCGATTGAGACGCCGTTCTCGTCGACCTTGCCGCCCTGCACGGTGAACATCTGCCAGAACTTGCGCTTGGCGTGCGGGCCCTCCGCGACCGTGAATTCGCAGTCGAGCATGCGCACGTCGCTCGACGGGTCCTTCGGCGCCTTGAGCAGCGCTTGATCGATCTCGCTCTGGCCATCGATCCCGCCGGAGCGGATGCTCATCGTGACCTTGGCGAAGGTGCCATCGGGAATAAGTTCGCCGCTCTTCTGCGGCTCGGCATCGTTCATGTCGAACATGGTGGTCATCCTTTGCTGGGCTGGTTGATCTTGCGAATGAGCGCGCTCAGGTCGGGCGGCTCGGTGAGGTCGAGGCGGCCGGAACGATCCTTGCCCGGCAGGCCGAACGGGTTGGCGGCCTGGCAGACGAAGCGACGCGCGTCGCCGCGGTCGGGCTCGTGGCGCCAAGCGTCGCCGTCGGCCGTGAACCGGCTCATGGAGATCACCTGATCGACGATGCCGGGGAGCTCGCGGGCGGCCTTGCCGCCTTCCATTTGCGGCTGCCAGGTGACGCGGTTGAACTCGTCGGTGATGCGCTCCAGGATGCCGACGAAGATCACGGTGCGGCCGGGCGCGTGCTGCAGGTGCTTCAGGAGCCCGATGGTTTCACGCGCCAAGAGACCGTAGGCGCCGCGGGTGTCCGGCTTGCCGGTCCGCTCCGACTGCGCCTCGGGCCGCGTCTTCGCCCAGGCCATGGCGAGCCGCGTCAGGTCGGTGATCGAGTCGACGAAGATGATGCGCTTGCCGGCGATCATGCGGACGAGATCGGGATAGGTCTCGGCCAGGTGCCGGTAGTGGCTTTCGCAGAAGAAGGTCTTCTCGTCGGCCGCCGGATTAACGCCGCCGACCAGGCAGCCGATGTCGAGCGCGTCAGCGAAGCTGCGCACCGGGATGCTGTCGCCCGGCCAATCCTGGACGGATTTCATGCCGGCCTCGAGATCGATGCACAGCGTCTCCGCCGGCGGCAGGGTCCTGAGCAGTGAAGTCTTGCCAACGCCCGAGGGCCCGAAGATTGCCATTGTGGTCTTGGCATGAGCCTCGGCGAGCCGTTGATCGGCGGTGATGATGCGCAGCGACATCAGCGACCTCCCTCGGAGATCGCACCGATCGCGCGATCGGCGCCGAGCGCGCCGGCTTGGCGAGCGAGGCTGTAGAGCTTGCGCAGCGCATGCAGCCGGTCGCCGACTGCGTTGAATTCCGCCTCAGCCCCGAGCATCGCGAATGCGATGTCGTCGAGCGTGGCATTTTCGATCGCCTTGACGGTGGCTGGCCGCTGTCGTGCGTTGAGTGCCGGGATGGCGATGCTGTCCGGCAGCGCTTCGAGCCAGATGTGGCGCTCGCGCAGCGCGGTCACTGCAATTGACGTGGTCATCGGGAGACCTCTTCGTTGGTGCTGAGGAGAAATTTCGCCTGGGGGTGGTTGCGGCTCATCACGCGGCCTCCGCCAAGAGCAGCGATGACAGCGAAGCCGATGCCCGGTTCGGCTTCGGGCGCGCAATTGCGAGATAGCTGTAGTCGTCGGGACCGTGGCGGCGCTGAACGAGATGGATCAGCTTCTGCTCGCTTGCCAACCAGGCGCGACGCGCGACGCGCATGAGCTCTGCGCGGTCCCGCTCTGGCAGACGGTCGCTGTGCTGGCTCCCATCGACCAATAAGAAACCGCGGTAGTATTCCAGCGTGTCTCCGGCCTCTGCCTGACCCAGCCAGCCGCAAAACTCGATCTCGCTCAGCGACAAGCTGACGGTCGGGAACCTACGGCCGCGGCCCATTGTGGGAGCCCCATGCTGATCGGAGTCGGAATCCGGCAAAGCCGCGCCGGACCGTTCTTCGTCATCTACCGGGGGCCGGGCAAAACTGTCGGGGGCCTTCTTGACGTAGACAGCAAGGCCCAAAGCGGCTGCTCGTTCGCGAAGCCGCGCGGCACGTTCATAAGCGGTCGAACGATGGATTCCGGCCGCTCGCGCGCCTTGCGAAACACTGTCGGCCAGGAGAATTTCACAACAATCGAGCAGGGGCGGCGGGAGACTTTCGACGAAGCGACCGACGTCAATCCTTATTGCGGAGGCCTCATCAACAGGTGGCGACTCGTCGGGGAGAAGGTCGAGTAGCGTCTGCTCGTTGCCCTCCTCGTCGAAAACGGGAGCGTCCATGGAGATGGAGTTGCGCTCCGCCTTCAGACGTCGCGTCGGGCTCGTCATCGTGCTGATGCGATGCCCGACGATGCGATCGGCGAATGTGACGAATGACGCGAGACTCGGATCAAACGACTTTGTGCGATGGAGGAGATCGGCAATGAGGTCCTGCTCGTAATCTTCGACCTCCATTCCAGGGATAGCGCGGCGGCACGCCAGGCGGCGGGCATTGAACTGAATGTTGCGTATGACGCGGCGGTGGATGCCGCCGTCACGGTTGCTGGTCTCCATAGAGGTTTCGCCAATGGTCCGAGTGGCGGGCTCTGGGCCCGATCACTCGCCACTCGCGAAACTTCGCTGGGGAGACGAAAAAGCCGGCGCTCGGACGACTCGCTTCGACCGAAGAGCGAAGGAGTTCAATCGCTTAGGGGCTGAAAATTTTTTCGGCGAGAGACAAATACGAGCGGTGAAATTTCACCGGGAGCCGCTTCGCGCGCGCCCGTTGCCAGCAGTCCGGTCAGAAATGGTGAAACGGGCGACATAAGCACGCTGGCCTGGCCGCCAGGGGATCGGATCGCCTGTGATACCGAAGAGTTCGATCAAGCGGCGAGACAATAGCTGCTTTTGCTTCTTGATCTTCGCCGAAGCCGCCTGATCTTTCCACGTCAGGCTGCCCGCAAGCTGCGCAAAGCTCCGAAGTACCGTCCAGTGAGCGGTTGGTCGCCCATTCTTCTTGCTTTTCATCCCGAATTGTTCGGGCTCGAAGCGTCGGGTTTCCTGGCGAAACCGAACGTTCACGACTTCAGCCGCGGTGAAGTCGAAACTCAGATCCTCCCACCGAGCGTCGGCCGGCAGGAGCCATATCCGTTCCGATGCTGCCGAGGCCTGACTGGCGAGCAGTTTTTCCCGGAGCGGAGAAAGCAATTTCTCGGCGGATTCCAAACCAGTCAGGTGATGTTGGTCGTTCAGACCGCCGATCTCACTGAGCGCTAGGATGCAATGTCCCCTGGATTTGAGCGTCGTCTTAAACTGCTGGGATATCGAACCGGCTGTCGGCATCACAATCGCAGCGGGCCCATCCAATTCCGGTAATATCTCCAGCGAGACTTCCGCCATCGGACCTGGAATCAAGAGGATGATCGGAATGCCGACGCCGGCCGCCACCGCGTGCGACCCGACGAGGATTGCGGCGCCGCGCTCCTGAATACCGGGTTCGGATGTCGCACTCAGTATGGAGCAGACCGCTGCCGCAAGTTTTTTCCGATCGAGAGCGAGGCAAGCTATTTCCTCACCCGTCACGTCGATGGGATCGCATTCGGCCGGCTTGTTGCCGCACACGGCGCGGAAACGGCCGTCACCGTGTTTCACGATCTTACGGGGGCAACCGTCGCCACCGGGCGATGGGCACGCGATTTCCTTCGCGCGGCGCCCTGTCGAAATCAGGTAGCATTCCGCTGCAGGCAACTCGTCCTTCAGCCGTAGGGACCATTCCCACCGGTTGGTAACTGCGCCCGGTATGTCGTCAAGCGATTTCCAGAACCGCGCTAGGGGCCTCGGGGTCATCACCCTCTGCTTTCGGTTCGACGATGAAGCCACGCTTAGCCAGCAACACGTCGATTAGCTCGCTATCTTCATTCCGTTCGTACTTGGCATTGCGAGGCGGCCTGATCGTCACCGAACGCTCCTTCGGTGAGTCAGTGAACTTCGCCTTAAACGTGCCACTAACCAACC